TAAATGGTTGCAACAAGGTGTCATCGAGTGGAACAAAGGATCAGTAGAATTTGAGAATGGATCGAAGATTATTGCGGCAGCTACATCATCATCAGCAATTCGTGGTAAATCAGTATCATTCCTCTACATCGACGAGACTGCATTCGTAGAAAATTGGGATCAGTTTTTCGCTTCTGTGTTCCCAACTATTTCGTCTGGTACAACAACTAAAATTCTACTAACCTCAACACCAAACGGACTCAATCATTTTTATAAAACATGTGAAGGTGCCAAAGCTGGTAAAAACGGTTATGAGTTCGTTCAGGTAATGTGGACTGATGTACCAGGACGAGATGATAAATGGCGAGAAGAAACACTCGCCGCGATGGACTTTGACACAGAGAAATTTGCACAGGAAATGGAGTGTGAGTTCCTCGGTTCATCAGGTACATTAATCGCTGGCTGGAAACTCAAGCAACTTGTATATAAAGAGTCTATCAAAGAAGTTGGTGGTATTGTAGTATATGAAGAACCAAAGCCCGAAGGTAACTATGTCATAGTTGTTGATGTAAGTAGAGGCAAAGGCCTTGATTACTCAGCTTTTCAAGTTATCGACATATCACAGATGCCATACGTACAGGTTGGTACATATCGTAATAATATGATCACACCCGTAGATTATGCTGCTGCTGTACACGCTGCAGCGAAATATTATAATGATGCTAATATACTTGTAGAAGTAAATGATATAGGAGAACAAGTAGCTCAGATTATATTTGAAGAATATGAATATGAGAATATGCTATTAACCGAAAACAATGGACGCGAAGGTAAGCGTCTATTATCTGGTGTAGCTGGATTTAACGGGAAGGCAGATAAAGGTATACGTACTACTAAATCTGTCAAATCAATAGGATGTTCGATGATCAAATTACTCGTAGAACAAAATCAATTGATCATCAATGACTTCGAGACTATTAGAGAGATGTCAACTTTTAGTCAGAAGGGAACATCATACGAAGCAGAACCAGGTAATCATGACGATTTAATGATGTGTCTAGTACTATTTGGTTGGCTATCGAATCAAAGATTTTTCAAAGAACTCACTGATATAAATACTGTTATCAATCTCAGAGAGATGAATGAAGAAAAAGTTTTTAGCGAGTTAGTTCCATTTGGAATGATAGATGATGGTCAGAACGATTTCGAGGATCCTAAACCGGTCACTACTCGAGGCAATGACTATAGTTGGTTACTTTGAAATATCGGTTATTATAAATAAAAGTACGATCTTACATAATTAAAATAATTTAGGGAGAACAAAAATATGCCTTTTCAATTAAGCCCAGGCGTTAATGTTACAGAGATCGATCTGACCACTGTAATCCCTGCCGTCGCCACTACTGACGCCGCAATTGCTGGTGTATTTAGGTGGGGACCGGTAGATAAGCCTACACTCGTAATTAGCGAGTCTGAACTTGCCAATGTATACGGAAAGCCTGACAGCAATAACGCTGAAACTTTCTTTACTGCTGCTAGTTTCCTCGCTTACTCAAACCGTTTGCATGTTTCACGCGCCCATCACTCAACAGGTGCTGCGCAAAGACTTAATGCAACCGCGACAAATGGTCAAGCTCATCTTGCAGTTCAAAGCGCTAGTGTAACTGTTATAGCAGGTCAAGCTGTATCACCAGTCATTGCTGGTATCGGTGATAACGTAACTGTAACTGATGTAGATAGCGCTACTATTACTGAGACAGTAACTGACACTGCTACCGACCTTACGCTAGCTGGTGTGTTTACAGTAAGTGGTACAAACGATCTGAAAGATAACGAAGCAGTTACAGTCGACTCAGCAAACACTTTGCCAAATGGTCTAGCTAACACCACCACTTATTTTATTAGAAGTTCTGGCGCATCTAGTTTTGAACTGGCTGCTACTGCTGGTGGATCAGTTATTACTTTCACTGACGCCGGTGACGGTGCATTGACTATAACACGCGAAAATCAAACTCGAATCACATTGTCTGAAAATTTCACAGGCGCTACTGGCTCAGCTGATTTTGAGTTCCACGATGACAAGTATTCATTTAACGCTGTTGCTAACACAGATGCTCTCGATACTGACGCACTGTTGTCACAACACATTGTAAAAAATGAAGAGCACTACGATGTTGGTGGTCAAACATATGATGCAAGCGTAAAGTTTGTTGCCAAATATCCTGGTAGCCTCGGTAATTCACTGAAAGTATCAGTGTGTGATTCAGCTACACAATATAACGGCACAGTAACATTGGGCAGCGGCATTGCAATATCTATTGACGTTGGTAATAAGACTGGTACGGTTACTGGAGCAGATGCTTCCGCTATCAATACTTTCATGAGCGCCTTTGTTGTTGGTGATTTGTTGAAAGTTGGTAACGTAACCGATGGTATTCAGTATCTTGAAATTGCTGATCTGCCTACCGCTGGTAGTACTAGTATTACACTGACGTTTAAGCAAAATCTTACAACTGCAGAAAATGTACGATTGGTTGCAGGCAATACTATCGAAAGATACTGGGGATATTGGGGACAAGTTGAAGCTGCACCTGGTCAATCTAACTATATGAAAGATCAAGGTAATACTGTAGCACAAGACGAAATCCACGTCATCGTAATCGATGAAGATGGTGATGTCTCAGGTGTACCAGGAACAATTCTTGAAGTATGGCAACGATTGTCACGAGCTACTGATGCTAGAGGCGAAGACGGTGCTGACATCTATTATAAGAATGTCATCAATCAATCTTCTAACTGGATCTGGTGGTCAAATACAATCGACGGTGTTGCTGAAAGATCAGCATTACTGACTGCATCTTCTGCGAGTGGTTCTACTCCTGTGACGATGTCATTTGGATTCGGTCGAGATATCGCAGCTGAAGGTTCTTCGACAATACAAGGCGACGTTATGCGAGCCTATGACAAGTTCAAGTCAGCTGAAGATTATGATATTTCACTTGTATTGGCCGGTAAGTCTTCTGGCGGTGTTCATGGCGAACAGCTAGCAAACTACATCATCGATAATATCTGTGAGCGACGTAAAGATTGCGTAGCATTTATATCTCCAGAGAAAAATGATGTTGTAGCAAATGCAACTGATATTACTGAAGATGTAGTTCAATTCCGCAATGTATTGCGATCTACTTCATACGCGGTACTAGATAGCGGTTACAAGTACATGTATGACAAATATAATGATATTTACCGATGGATTCCCATCAACGGTGATATTGCAGGTCTTTGTGCCAACACTGATGACACACGCGACCCATGGTATTCACCAGCTGGATTCAATAGAGGAAACATTAAGAATGTAGTGAAGCTCGCTTGGAACCCCAAGAAAGGTGAACGCGACATTCTATATAAGAATGGTGTTAACCCAATCGTTAACTTCCCTGGACAAGGTATTGTAATGTTCGGTGATAAGACGCTGCTTGCTAAGCCTTCAGCGTTCGATCGCATTAACGTACGTCGACTCTTCATTGTCCTTGAGAAAGCGATTGCAACTGCTGCTAAGTTTACTCTCTTCGAATTCAACGATGAATTCACACGAGCAAGCTTTGTCAACCTCGTCACTCCTTTCTTGAGAGATGTACAAGGTCGCCGCGGTGTAACCGACTTCGCTGTCATCTGTGATGAGACGAATAATACTGGTGAAGTAATTGATCGCAACGAGTTTATTGGTGACATCTACATTAAACCAGCTCGAAGCATCAACTTCATCCAACTCAACTTCGTCGCTGTACGCACTGGCGTAGAATTCTCCGAAGTTATTGGACAATTCTGATAAATAGGATAAATAAGAAAAATAACAGGAGAATAAAACATGGCATTTAGCGTACAGAACTTCAAGTCAGCAGCTCTCAGTCAGGGTGGGTATCGTCCCGCCCTGTTTGAAGTGCAAGTCACGACTTTGGGTGAAGAGTTTAATCTGCTGTGCATGTCATCTCAAGTACCTTCCTTTACGACTGGAATTATTGAAGTACCTTACTTCGGCCGTAAAGTGAAGATTGCTGGTGATAGAACATTTGCAGAGTGGACTACGACTGTAATGATCGAAGAAGACTTTAGTCAGCGCGCCGTACTCGAAGAGTGGGCACGTAAGGTAAATGACGGTCCATCAAACATTCGATCATACGGATCGCCTGAAGACTATAAAGAAGATGCTACTATCAAGCTTTATGGTAAGACTGGTTCTAAACTGCGTGAGTATACTCTCGTAGGTTGCTGGCCTTCAGATATTGGCACTATTGAATTGGATTGGAATACTACTGATACGATCGGTACTTACACGGTTACTTGGTCATTCGACTACTTCAACCCCGGTTCCTAATCCGGTCCGCCTTGACTAACGATAGAGGGGATATAAATAAACTTATATCCCCTTTATTTTCATCGGAGATAATGAATGGACCTTTTTGGATTTGAAATAAACAGGAAGAAGGAGCAAAAAGAAGCTGAAAAGCTAGTCTCTTTTGTTCCCCCTTCTAATGAAGACGGCGCGTTAACCGTTGCCGCGGGTGGTGTCTATGGCACCTACGTTGACCTTGATGGTTCAGTCCGAACCGAAGCAGAACTTGTCAATAAGTATCGAGCAATTTCGTTCGATCCTACTATTGATATGGCTATTCAAGAGATTTGTAACGAAGCAATCATTGAAGACAGCGATGAAGATACCGTCTCTATTGTATTAGATGATATAGAACAACCAGACAGAATCAAGAAAGTAATACAAGAAGAATTTAATAACGTTCTTCAGCTACTTGAATTCAATCGTCTAAGTTACGAATTATTCCGACGTTGGTATGTAGACGGTCGTCTATATTACCATGTCCTCGTTGACGAGAAAAAACCTCAAAAAGGTATTCTCGAAATACGTTATGTTGATCCACGTAATATCAAGAAAGTGCGTGAAGTCAAAAAAGAGAAAGATCCCAAGACGGGTGTAACTATTGAGAAGGTAATAAACGAGTATTATATGTACTCGCCTGCTGGTTTCTTAAAGCGCACTGGTTCTTTAACTGGTTCTACAATGAATAGCTATGGCTCTTCAGGCTCAGCGTCAGCTGAAGGTGTAAAGATTGCGCGTGATGCCGTAGTTTATTGCACATCAGGTTATCAAAGCCTCGACAACAAACTCATTCTTTCTTACTTACAAAAAGCTATTCGACCACTCAATCAATTGCGTTCGTTAGAAGATTCACTAGTCATCTATCGTATCTCGCGAGCACCAGAGCGCCGAATCTTTTATGTAGATGTTGGTGGTTTGCCTAAAGCTAAAGCAGAACAATACCTCGCCGATATCATGACGAAATTTAAGAATAAGGTCGTCTATGATTCATCGACTGGTGAAATCAGAGATGATCGTAAGTTTATGACAATGCTCGAAGACTTCTGGCTTCCGCGCCGAGAAGGTGGACGTGGTACAGAAATCACTACACTACCTGGCGGCCAAAATCTAGGAGATATTGATGATGTTGTTTATTTCCAAAATAATCTATATCGTTCTCTCAATGTACCCATCTCTCGTCTACAACCAGAAACTAACTTTTCTCTTGGTCGTGCTACAGAGATTACTCGGGACGAGGTAAAATTTGGTAAGTTTATTACTCGTCTGCGTAATAAGTTCTCCGATTTATTCATGAAATTGCTAGAGCGCCAGCTTATACTCAAAGGTGTATGTACGACCGAAGATTGGACGGAGTGGAAACAACAGATTGATTTTAATTTTGCAATTGATAACTATTTTGAAGAACTTAAACTTGCTGAACTAAATCGCGACCGTGTTGGATTGGCAAGAGAAATGGAAGAGTACGTTGGTAAATACTATTCACACGAATATATGAGACGTTACGTACTTCAACATTCTGAAACTGAGATGGAAGAGATCGATAAGCAAATCGCTGCTGAGAAAACAGATGAAAGATATGTTGATCCTGAAGAATTAGAACAGGATGAACCAGAACAAGAAGAACCCACACCTTCACCCGCTGGCAAATCATTTAAGTTGGTGCCAGATGATGAGAAAGACGAAGACGCAGCATGAAGCCGTTTTCTTTATAAATAAAGGTGTAATATAATTGGAGACTTATTATGACAGATGTAACTGACTTTATTGGCGCTGCAGTAGCAGATAAGCCAGTCGCAGCACTCAAAGCTTTTTCTGCGGCCATGGAACCACGAATTTCAGATGCTTTAGATGCACGTTATTCTGAAGTATCAAATCAGGTGTTCAACCCACAAGTCGAAGCTGATGACGAAGCCGAAATGGAAGAGCTTGAAATGTCAGCAGAAGATCAAGTAGAGGTTGAAGAACCAGAAGCCGAATTAGAAACAGAAATGGAAGAACCACAAGATGTCTGACTTACTTAGTAACATTTTAGAAAAGTACAAGAAAGCGGGTACGCTCGACATCGATCGTTCTGGCGCAGACGGCAAAGAGAACGACTTTATCGGTAAGCATACTGATAATGTTGAAACCTTTGATGGTCCTGGCATGAAAGAGATCGATGCTGCTGTTGCCGCTGTTTCACACGCAAAGCGAGCACCACATCACGGCTACGAAGTAGATGGTGATGAAGATGTATACGAGTCTACTGATATGATATACGCTGACGATATTGAAGAGTTAGCTGGTATGGAATATGATGACGAAGATCTAATGCTCGAAGAAGATCAACTGCAAGAAGACGCTGGTTTCTTTATGAAGCTTATCGACGAAGTAGTCGAAGAGTTCTATAATGAAGAAGCTGACGAAGAAGAAAAGGCAATGCTCGACGAGATGCTTGCTACTGATGAAGGTTACATTGAGTTCGTTGACCTAATTTTTGAAGGAAAACTCGGTGATGCTGATGAAGGTGGTGATGAAGACGTCATTGATGACAGTCCCAAGCTGAAAGGCAAGAAGCAAAAAGGTGATGGTAAAGGCGAATCAGCTGATGGCAAAGATCAGACGGTCAAAGAAGATACCGAGCGGCATGCTGATGTTAAAATGGTTAAAGTAAAAACTCCTGAAGGAAAAGTTGTTTTTCGCAAGCAACGTGCTGAAACAGAAATAAGTAAAAGGAGTGAATAATGATTGTTAAACCTAAAGCGGCAGAAATAAGCCTAAGTACAGCTAACACTGTCGATTCTGCTTCTTGTGTGCGTATCTATAATGATACAGCTGGAGATATTCTGATTACTAATACAACTACATCAGGATCTTTTACTCTTCCAGGTGGTGCTATTACCTTTGTAGATAAAGCACCTACAGATACACTGACCGCTGGTTCTGCAGTCAAAGCAGTTAGCGTCGCATTCAATATCTCGTAAGGACAAGACATGAAACTTATTACAGAAATAACTGAATCAGTCAAAGTATTAACAGAAGAGAATGCTGACGGTAAAAAAAGTTTGTTCATCGAAGGTATTTTTCTTCAAGGCAATATTCCAAATCGTAACGGCAGACGTTATAACGCTGACATCCTTGAGAAGGAAGTTGGTCGTTACGTAAACGAAAGCGTATCAAAGGGTCGAGCTTATGGCGAGCTCGGTCATCCTGACGGTCCCTCTATAAATCTTGACCGTGTATCTCATATTATTACCGAACTACGTCGCGAAGGTGACAACTTTATCGGTAAAGCCAAAATTTCTTCTACACCGATGGGTAAAATCGTCGAAGGTCTTCTTTCCGACGGTGCACAACTTGGTGTATCATCTAGAGGAATGGGTACTCTAAAGGAAGGAAAAGACGGTGTGATGGAAGTTCAAGAAGATTTTTATCTCGCGACTGCCGCTGACATCGTTGCTGATCCCTCTGCGCCCGACGCATTTGTAAATGGTATCATGGAAGGTGTCGAATGGGTGTGGGATCAAGGTAAAGCTGTAGCAATGCGAGTAGAAGAAATCGAGCGTGAAGCTCAAAAAGCTGTTCGTAACAAGCAATTGAGCGAGCAAGCAAAGCTGCACATGTTTGAAAAATTTCTCAATGAGATTTCAAAAGTTTAATTTATATAAATACTAAACACTAGTAAAATAATCTAGGGAGATATATCTAATGTCTGAAGAAAATCAAGTTGAAGTTGAAGAGGCAGTAGATGTAGTTGAGCAAGAGGAATCTCTTGAAGAAGCTTCATCCGCCGCAGCTGATACTTTAAAGCCTTCAGCGACCAAAACTCAGATGCTCGGTGATCTGATGTCTAAAGTTGCTGGCATGACCAAGCAGGATCTTTCTGCTTTCCTCGATAAGACTCTTGCCCAAGTTGGTAAAGAGGCTGATTCGGTTCCTGACACGTCTGGTAAGAACAAAGCAAGTGTTGCAACTTCTGGTGCAGGTACGCCTTCTCCTCGTGTTGCTGTTCCCGCTAAGGCAATGAAGGAAGATATGGACGAGCTTCTTGCTAATCAAGAAGATTTGTCAGAAGATTTCAAAGCAAAAGCTGGTACTCTTTTTGAAGCCGCTGTTCAAAATCGTGTGATTCTTGAAGTAGCACGCCTCGAAGAAGAAGCCGAGCAAAAGCTTGAAGAGCAAATTACTCAGTCTATTGACGAGTTGCATCAACAAGTAGAACAGTATATGGACTACGTTGTTGAACAGTGGATGCAAGAAAACGAAGTGGCTGTTGAGTCTAACTTCCGTGTTCAAGCAACCGAGCAATTCATCGACGGTCTGAAAAGCCTTTTTGCAGAGAGCTACGTAGAAGTTCCTGAAGAAAAGGTTGATCTCATCGCTGACCTTCAAACGTCAGTCGCTGAGCTCGAAGAGTCATTGGAATCAGTACAGGCCGAAAACCTGAAGCTGAATGCTATGATTAGTGAAGCAAGCGTTGAAGCTGCCTTCGAAGAGGTATCTGAAGATCTGGTCGAAACGCAAGTTGAAAAGCTTCGCTCATTAGCCGAAGGTATCGAATATGCCGACGCTGAAGAGTATGCAGAAAAACTGAAGATCATTAAGGAACAGTATTTCACTGAGTCTAAGCAAGAAAACGAAGGACATACTGGTCTAATTGATGAAGAAGTTTCTGTTGGTTCTAATGATGAGTCTGAAGAGGGACAACCTCAAGTTATTCCCGAAGAGATGCAGCATTATTTCCAAGCAATTTCTAGAACGCATAGAAGTTAACTTTTTTATAAATAGATAAGTATATCCAAAATAATAAACAGGAGTAACACTAACATGAATTTAAATGAACAAATTCGCAACAAGTGGGCACCAGTGATCTCTCACCCTGATCTTCCTGAAATCGCTGATTCCCACAAGAAAATGGTTACGGCCATGGTCCTCGAGAACACGGAGAAAGCTCTTCGTGAAGCAGCGGCCCAAGGCGCTAGTCAACAACTTCTTTCTGAAGCACCTTCTAACACCATCGGTGACAACTTCGGCGGCCAGTTCGCTGGTTTCGATCCGATCCTCATCAGCCTTGTTCGTCGTACTCTGCCGAACCTGATGGCTTATGATGTATGTGGCGTTCAGCCTATGACTGGACCGACTGGTTTGATCTTCGCTCTTAGCGCTCAGTACGCTCCGGATGGTGCTAACACCACTCCTCGTACCGAAGCTATGTACGACGAAGCCGACACCGACTTCTCTGGTACTGGCACCCATTCTGGTAACTCTCAGACTGGTGGCAAAGGTACTGGTATGACCACTTCCGCTGCTGAATCACTTGGCGAATCCGGTGGTACTGCATTCGGTGAGATGGCGATGAAGATCGACAAAGTTACTGTAACTGCTAAGTCACGTGCATTGAAGGCGGATTACTCGCTTGAACTTGCTCAAGACTTGAAAGCAGTACACGGTCTTGACGCTGAAGCTGAACTTAGCAACATCCTTGCTGCTGAGATCTTGGCTGAAATCAACCGCGAAGTAATTCGTACGATCAACCTTGCAGCTGTAGCTGGTTCACAAGGCACCGTATCTTCTAACGGTACTTTTGACCTTGACGTTGATGCTTCTGGTCGTTGGTCAGTTGAGAAGTTCAAGGGCCTGATGTTCCACATCGAGCGCGAAGCTAACAAAGTAGCTAAGGACACTCGACGTGGTAAGGCTAACCTGATCATCTGTTCTTCTGACGTTGCATCTGCACTTCAGATGGCTGGTGTTCTGGATTACACGCCTGCTCTGAACGGCAACTCTTTGGCAGTAGACGACACTGGTAACACCTTCGCTGGTGTACTGAACGGTCGGTATCGCGTATACATCGATCCTTACGCAACTACTAACTACATGAACATCGGCTACAAAGGTGCAGGCGCATTTGACGCTGGCATCTTCTACTGCCCTTATGTTCCTCTGCAGATGGTACGTGCTGTCGATCAGGATACTTTCCAGCCGAAGATTGGCTTCAAGACTCGTTACGGTCTTGTTGAGAATCCTTTTGCTCACTCAGTACAAGGTACTCCTGCTGTATCTGACGGTGCAATCACCAACGGTACCAACGCATACTATCGTATGTCTACGGTCAGCAACCTGTTGTAATAAAAAGAATCCCAAAAGGGACACTTTTAAGGGAGCTCCGGCTCCCTTTTTTTATAAATAATATACGCTCAATATGAGCGCAACAAGGAGAAAATATATGGACCTTCAACTTCCACTTATCGGAAAACTTCACGTCCCCTCACTACTCCTCGGAGGTGGAGTGGTCTTGCTATTGGCACTTTTGTTGTAATCTAATCATGAGCGAGGAGGCTTCGGC